CAGAAGGATACGAAATTAAATTAAATTAACATGGAAATAAGAGTATTAGTAATCAACCTAAATAACAAAGATTATACAAAGAATTGTATTAACTCATTAATTAATCAAAAGTGTAAAAATTTTATGATGACTAGAATAATTGGAAATAACCCCCTTAAAAAACACCATATTAATTTATAATGAAACTACTAATTAAATTTCCCACAAGAAACCGAAAAAATAAATTTTTTAAAGTTCTTAGAGAATATCAAAATCTGTGTGAAGATTTAAATAATACTTATTTCTTAATCACGTTAGATAATGACGATGAAAGCATGAATCCATCAGATGTTGAAGATATTTTTAAAACTTTTAAAAATGTTAAAGTAATTTATGGAACTAGTAATTCTAAAATACATGCCGTTAATAGAGATATTGAATTAGTTAATGATTGGGATATTGTATTACTAGCGTCTGATGATATGACTCCAAAAGTTAAAGGATATGACAATATAATTCGTAATAAAATGAAAGAATTTTATTCTGATACGGACGGAATTTTATGGTTCAATGACGGGTTCCAAGGAGAAAAATTAAATACGCTTTGTATATTAGGTAAAAAATACTACAAAAGATTTAATTACATATACCATCCGGATTATAAGTCCTGTTGGTCAGATAATGAATTTATGGAAGTTGGTAAAATTTTAAAAAAACAAACTTATATTGATTTTGTAATAATTAAACACGAACACCCTGATTGGGGGTATGGAAATAGAGACCAAATACATACAAATAATATTAATGATTATCAGTACGACCTTGGGGTTTACAATAGACGTAAAGAAATTAATTTTGAATTATGAAAAAAGTAATTAGTTTTTCATTATGGGGGTCTAACCCAAAATACACAATAGGGGCAATACGAAACGCTGAATTAACCCCTATTATTTATCCGGGTTGGGTGTCAAGATTTTATTGTGGTTTATCGGTACCTATTGACATTATTAATACGTTAAAATCATTACCTTATACCGAGGTCATTATAATGGATGTTGATGGTGATTGGACCGGAATGTTTTGGAGATTCTACGCATGTGAAGATTCTGACGTTATGTTGTCTAGAGATACCGATAGTAGAATAAGTGTTAGAGAGAGATTATCGGTGGACGAATGGTTAGATTCCGATAAAGATTTTCACATTATGAGAGACCATCCATACCATAATACCGAAATTTTAGGTGGTATGTGGGGTTGTCGAAATGGTATTCTTAAAAATATTGTAGATTTGATTAAAAATTATAATAAAGGTGATTTTTGGCAAGTAGACCAAAATTTTTTAAGAGAACAAATTTACCCTATTGTGGTTAATACCTCATTTGTCCATGACTCATACCATAACATTAATTCATGGTCTAAAAATTTCTCAATTGAAAGAATTGACCAAGAATTTGTTGGTGATGTTTTTGATGAGCACAATCAACGACATTCTCAATATTATAAATTAATATCATGAAAACAAAATATGATGTTACAGTTTTAATTTGTGTACATAGTGGTGACTAACTATGACCATGATTCTTTGTTGGTTAAATCTTTAAAGTCATTAGAAAATCAAACATATAAAAATTTTAGTTCACATTGGTTCTTAATAACCTATATTTAAAAATAAATTAAACACATTATGTCAATATTAGTAACAGGTTCAGATGGTTTAGTGGGTTCGTCGTTAAAAAAACTTTTAGGTGATGGTCACGTATATCATACTCGTAAAGACGCTGAATTAACCAATAAAGAACAAACATTAGATTATATTAATTATCACGTAAAACACAGTGGTGTTGACACAATAATTAATTGTGCCGCAAAGGTTGGTGGGGTACAGGCCAACATGAAAAATAATAAAAAATTTTTTATTGATAACTTTGTTTTAAATAATAATGTTATTGAAGCGTCATTTAGAAATGAAATACCAAACTTTGTTAATATTTTATCAACGTGTATTTTTCCCGATAAAAATATTACGTATCCTCTAACTGCAAATCAAATCAATTTGGGTCCACCACATTTTTCAAACCATGGATATGCATATGCAAAAAGATTGGCAGGTTATGAAATGAACATAGTTAAACAAGTGTTAAATTCAAATTGGGTTTCAGTTGTACCAACAAATGTTTATGGACCATCAGACAATTTTCATTTAGAAGATGGTCATATGATTCCCTCATTGATTCATAGAGCATTTTTGGCAAATAAAAATAAAGAAAAAATGGTTATTTGGGGTGATGGTTCTCCATTAAGACAAGTAATTTATTCTGAAGATTTGGCAAAATTAATTATTTGGTCATTAGATAATTGGAAAAATGATGAACCGTTTATGGCAGTAAACCCAAATGAAATAACAATTTTAGAAGTTGCAAAAGAAATTTGTAATAATTTTAATATATCTGAAGATGATTTAATTTTTGACGAATCAAAACCAAAAGGTCAGCATAGAAAACCTGCAGTTTCAGACGCACCATTAGAATTTAAATTTACGCCACTTTCCAAAGGAATTAAAAAATCGGTTAAGTGGTTTTTAAAAAATTACCCTAATATAAGAAAATAATTAGTATATATGAAAAAAGCTCTAATCACAGGCATAAATGGACAAGATGGTTCATATTTGGCAGAATTTTTAATTGATAAAGGATATGAGGTGTTTGGTACATTAAAACGTAATTCAGTTGCCGAAAATCAAACCGCAAGATTAGATTCTGTATATGATAAAGTAAAATTATTTTATGCCGATTTAACAGATTTGTCTTCATTAATATCTGTAATACAAAAAACACAACCAGATGAAATTTATAATTTGGCCGCTCAATCACATGTAAGAATTTCATTTGACCAACCAATTTACACCGCACAAGTTACTGGTGTAGGCACATTAAATATCTTAGAGGCGGTTAGGTTAATTAAACCCGATGCTAAAATTTACCAAGCGTCGTCATCCGAAATGTTTGGTAATTCTATTGATTCTGATGGATTTCAAAGAGAAACAACACCAATGAATCCTGTTTCACCTTACGGATGTGCTAAAGTGTATTCGTATAATATTTGTAAAAACTATAGAAACTCATATGACATGTTTATTTCTAATGGTATTTTATTTAATCACGAATCACCAAGACGAGGGACAAATTTTGTAACTAATAAAGTTGTTAAAGAAGCGGTTAAAATTAAATTAGGATTATCTAACAAATTGGCATTAGGTAATTTAGATGCCACAAGAGATTGGGGACATGCTAAAGATTATGTTGAGGCGATGTGGATGATATTACAACTTGAAACACCAAATGATTATGTATGTTCTACAGGAGTATCTCACACAGTTAAAGAATTGTGTGAATATGTTTTTGGAAAATTAGATTTGTCATACCAAGACTATATTGTTTTAGATGAAAAATTTTTAAGACCTGAAGAATTAAACGATTTAAAAGGAGACCACTCAAAACTTAAAAAACATACTGGTTGGGAACCAACATACACTTTTGAATCAATGCTTGATGAAATGATTGAGTATTGGTTAAAGTACTACAGTAAAAAATAAAACTTTAAATTAAAATAATGGCGACAAAACCAACTAGAAAATCACCAACACCAACACCACTATCAGAAGAAAGAAGTACAAGAACAAAAAAAGAAATTATTTGTTCAATCATAAAAAGAAAAACTAAAGAAAAGTTTTTAACCCAAACTCAAAAAAGTTATTACGATGTTTTGACATCAAGTGAGGTAACTATTTGTTCAGGACCAGCAGGTGTAGGTAAAAGTTATATTACAATGAAAGCGGCAATTGATTTATTATCAGACCCAAATACACCTTATGAAAAAATTATTATTGTGAGACCCGCAGTTGAAGCTGAAGAAAAATTGGGTAGTTTACCTGGGAATGTAGAAGAAAAATTAGACCCTTATATATTTCCATCTTATTATTTGTTAAATAAAATTATCGGAAAAGAAACCAGAGAAAAATTAAAAGAACTTGAAGTTATTGAAGTTTTTGCATTAGCGTTTATGAGGGGTATGAATATTGACAATTCAATATTAATATTTGAAGAAGGTCAAAATGCAACACCGAGTCAAATGAAACTTCTATTAACAAGGATTGGATTTAATAGTAAGTTTTTTATTTCTGGAGATGTCGAACAATCTGACAGATATAAAAACAAAACACACAGTGGTTTATGGGATGCTATTGAAAAATTTAGAGACTCTAATCACATTTCCACTTTTGAATTTAAAGATAAAAAGGACATCGTTAGAAATCCTTTGATTAGTAAAATTTTAGACAAATACGATAACGAGACAGAATGAAAATTGCGATAGAATTAAACGGAGTATTAAGAGATACTTTAAAAAAAATACAACAAGAGTATGAAAAATGGTACCTTGAGAATCCTTTTAAAGAAGATGAGGAAAAATCTGAATATGAAGTAATTTCAGATTTAACAACTTTAGATATATCAAAACATCTTAAATTTAAAGATGAAGATGAATTATATAATTTTTTATATAAAGAACATACTATGGAAATTTTTGGTCATGCAGGTTCAGTTGAACATTCTAGTATGATGGATTTTAATGAGTTTTATTTAGATTTGAGAGATTCTCACGATATTTTAATCGTTTCGGATGAAATGGGCAAATCAAAACCAGCGTCTTTATTTTTCATTTCAAAATTTGGTTGTTTAGTAGAATCTGTTAAATTTTATAGTGAATCAACAATTAATTCACTTTGGGATTCAATAGATGTTTTACTTACTGCAAATCCTAGTTTATTATTAAATCATCCGAAAGATAAAACAGTTATTAAATATGAAACATTATATAATAAAGACATTAATGTTAAACATTATATAACAAATTTTAAAGAATTAAAAACAAAAATAAAAGAGATATATGATTAAAGTATTAGGAGAAAATTATTATTTTGATTTAGACAGAGTTGAGGAATACTTAGATATGTCAAATGACATCTTTGATGAGGAATATACCGGCTCAACAGAAATAAAAATTAATATAGTAAAATTTGAAATAGTTAAAATGTTAATGGATACTATTTTAACAGAACATGAAGAAATTGACGAAAAATTAGGAATAAAATCAAGTACAAACACTAGTATACCATTTAGGTTAGCTTTTAATAGCCTATTAAATAAAAAACTTATAAATCACTATTAATATGGAATTATCTTTAAACGAAAAAGTAAAACAATCAATTCAAAATTTAAAAAATAAAAAATCGAGAATATATTTCTTAGTACAAGATACTAAGGGAAACGCGAAAGCATCGGTTAGATTAATTTATCAGACAGCAAAAGTTCTTTTAGATTCCGGATTTAACCCTATCATTCTTCATGAAAAAAATGACTACTCAGGCGTAGTTGCTTGGATGGATGAAGAATATATGTTAATCCCGCATAAATCAATTGAGGGTCAAAATTTAGAAATTTCTCCTGAAGATTTTATTGTTGTACCTGAAATTTTTGGTTTTATTATGGAACAAATTAAAAATTTACCTTGTGGTAAAATTGTTTTAACTCAAAATTATTCTAATATTGTTGAAACATTACAACCAGGACAAAGTTGGTCCCAATATGGATTTTTTAAGTGTATTACAACTAGTAAACAACAACAAGAATATATTGAAAACGTAATGAGACAAACTAGTTTTGATATAATTAAACCTTTAATTACGGATAGTTTTTATCCAAAACTTTTACCACCGATGCCAATTATTGGTGTTCACACTAAAGAACAAGAAGATACTATTAATATAATTAAAACTTTTTATTTAAAATTCCCACAATACAGATGGTTCACATTTAGGGATTTAAGAGGTCTTTCTGAAAAAGAATTTTCAAATTCGTTACGTGATTGTTTTGTTAGTGTATGGATTGACGAAAAAAGCGGATTTGGTACATTTCCATTAGAATCTATGTCATCAGGAGTACCAGTAATTGGTAAAATACCTAATATGAGACCTGAATGGATGACTGAAGATAACGGTGTTTGGATTACAGACCCAACAATGATTTGTGATTTTATCGCAGACTTTATTCAAAATTGGTTGGAGGATAACATCAAACCTGAACTTTACAAAAATATGAAAAAAACAACCGAAAATTACACAAATAAACAAGAATTTGATTCTACAGTTACTTCACTATTTCAAGAGTATTTAAACATAAGAGCAAATTCATTTGAAGAACAAATATCTAAAACCGAAGAATAATATGAGCAATAAATTATCACTATCCGTTATATTACCAATTAAATCATCAAAAGTTAAAGATTTTGAAGAGTATTTTGATAAAGCTATCACATCAATCAACGCACAAACTGTTGAGATTGAAGAATTAATTATTGTTCATTCATCTGAAGAATCATTAGTTAATTTTTTAAATGATTATGATTTTGGAACATTAAATGTTGTAAAATTATTATGGGACAAAAAATTAAATTATTGTGACCAAGTAAATTACGGTATTAGTAATTCAAAAGGAGTTTGGGTTTCATTATTTGAATTTGATGATGAGTATTCGTCAATATGGTTTAAAAATGTTAAAAAGTACGCTGAGTCATTCCCTCAAGTCCAAGCGTTTTTACCTGTAGTTGTCGAGACAAATGAACAAGGAGTATTTGCTGGATTTACAAATGAGGCCACATTTGCGGCCAATTTTAGTCAAGAAATAGGATTTCTAACAAATGATACATTACAAAATTATCAAAATTTTCAAACAGCAGGATGTGTAATTAAAAAATCGGTTATTGAAGATTTTGGAGGATTTAAATCATCTATTAAATTAACTTTTGTTTATGAATTTTTATTAAGACTAACATATAACTCTGTTTCAATTATGACAATTCCAAAACTTGGTTATAAACACACCAACATGAGAGAAGGTTCTATTTTTTGGAATTACAAATTTGGTGAGGAAAAAATGATTGAGGATGAAGTTTCATTTTGGATTCAAACTGCAAAAAAAGAATATTTCTTTGTTGAGGATAGAAACATAAAATACCAATTAGACAATGATTAATGATAGAATCTTTGTCAGCATCAACCGAAGAAGTTTTATCTAAAAAAAGAGGTAGAAAAACTGTAAATTTAAATTATTTTGATGTTGCAGAAGAAACTGCGGTTAGAAGTTTTTTATTAGCAAAAACCTCAGAAGAAAAAAATAAAATATATAACGAATGTTTGAAAGAACCTCTCGATAAAATGATTTCATCAATCATACGAAGATATAAGTTATATCGAAAAGATATGGATTTTAATGAAATTCATTGTGATACTCACTCATTTTTAATGACAAAAGTTGACAAATTTAAACCGTCAAAAGAAAAAAAGGCGTATTCTTATTTTGGAACAATTTGTAAAAATTACTTAATGGGTCAAATAATTAAAGACCAAAAAGAAACAAATAGAAAAGTATCATATGAAGATATGTCACAAAGTATTGAGGAAAGACCTGATATGATGTATCGAATTGACGATGAAGAAATGGATACTAATGCAATTATTATAAAATATTTAAACGAATTACGGTATTTTATTGAAAATGAAAATTTAAGTGATAATGAAGTAAAGTTAGGATACGCCTTAATTGATTTATTTGATAATTATGAATCTATTTTTTCAAGTGCGGACAATAATAAATTTAATAAAAATGTCATCTTACTATCGTTAAGAGAAATGACCAATCTTAGTACAAAAGAAATTCGTGGCTCAATTAAAAAATTTAAAAAATTATATATTTTAATTCAATCAAAGATGAAAATAAATTAAAAAGTATTTATAGTATGCCAAGACCACAACGTAAAGAAATTAATTTTACTAAAGATTCAATATTATCTTTAATGCAAGAAATATATAATGAACTTGTAGAACAAAGACAAACAGCCATTAGAATTCAAAATAAAATGTTGACAATGTTAAAAGACCCTGAAGACATGACAACCATTGGTCCTGTTATTGAAAAACAACAAAAAATTGTTAATGATTGTGTTGAAAAAAAAATTAGTCTATCAAAATTACAATCCGGTATTTGGGAAAAATCAAACAACAATACAGAATCACTTTCACTTGCTGATTTAGATGATGATTTAATTCAAAATCTGATTGATAAAGATGTTTCCAGTAATGAAGAATCTTATAAAATAAAGTGATATGCCGACTCCTGACTTAAACCAAGGACAAATTGAAGTTAAAAATAAAATTTCAGCAATTAAAAACTTTGCTCAAGTTTCCAATTCTGAAAAAAAATTAAAAAGGAGCGCGGGTAATTCAGAATCAAAAGGAATCCCTGATATTGCTTCTAGTCTTGATAACGCATCAAAAGACCAAAAAAGATATTTAAAACCTCCACCAAATTCTTTTGACCAAGTATTGGAGATGATAGGTTTAACTAGTGGTAATGGTTCTGAAACTTTAAAATATTTAAAAAAAAAATTATTGTTAACGGCCACTAAAATAGAGCCTGAAATTAAAAAAATCATAACTAAAAACGCCATAAAGGCTTTAGGTTGTTCTCAAGAACAAACATTTCAAGGATTTACTTCCACTTTTTTAGAACTTAATCCTTTAAATACACTTCCAGTAGGTCAAGGAATATATGTCCCAATTGAATCTATGGATATTTCAGGAATGTTAAAAACTACAACAGATTCAAAAATAGGTAAAGTAGTTTATGAAAAACCTAACCCAAATGTGATTGAGAACGTATATAAACCTTATAAAGGAAAAAAACCGTTCCCAATGAACAAAGAATTTAATAACAGATTACAGGGAACATTTGTAACAAATTCATTTAATGGTGAATATGGTAAATATTATCAAGGGGTGTCAAACCAAAACTTATTTGATTTTCAATATAGCCCAACAAACCAATTTGGTGTTGACCAAGCGTGTTTTAAAGTCGCTTTAATATCCAAAGTTAACGAATCATTAACTATCACTGGTGGCTCAGCAAATAAAGTTATTGATTTTTTAGAAGATTATTACGGAACAATTAAACTTTTTGATACTACTGACTTTACCGCAGTTATGATGAATGCTGTGTCAGGTGCAATAAATATTAAAGCAAATCTTACTTCAGATGAGATTAGCAAACAATCACAATTTATGTTAATTCTTCAGAGAATATTAGGTCTTTGTTTTGACTCAAGAAGAGAAATTGACGTTAGTGGAGTTTCAAAAATTGCCGAGTTAGATGGTGTTGACGAATCATTTTTTGAACTTACTGAAATTGATTTAAGAAATATTGATGTACAAATTAGTAATATACAAAATGGTGTTATGGAACTTGTTGATTGTGATAACGTAAAAGTTCCTGTTGATTATGAAACAATAATTGATGGATTAATTGACCTTAGAGAAACCGAAAATTTATCTTCAGCATTAGAAGTTAATAAAATTATTGCGATTAGTGATTCTTTAGTTCAAAATCCTGATTGGAAAGTCCTTTTACCAACAAATTTAAATTTGCAAGTTTTTGATGAAGATTTTATAAAAAAAATCCCGTTATCCGTTGCTGGAGCAGTTTTAAGCCCAAAAGTTTTATTCCCAATTTTTGTTTTAATGCAGTCACTTGAATCCAATGCAACAAATTCTTTTAATTCTGCGGTAACATCAGCAAACACTTTTATTCAAAGCGCTAACACTATTGGTAATTCAGTTAATAATCTTATTAATAGTAACGTTGATTTTTTAAAAACTTTTAAAAAATTTAATATTGAAATGGTTGCGGAAATTGGGGCTATTTTTGTAACCGAACTTTTTAATATATTAAAAAAAGATTTAATTAATCTTATGAGACCAATTATCGCAGATATTGGAAGTGAGGCATTAAAAGCCAAACTGCAAATGATAGAAAGATTAATTACTATTGCATTAATTATTAATCAAATTGTAATAGGGGTTAAGGATTACAAAAAATGTAAATCTTTAATTGACGATATTTTAATAATACTAAATTTAATAAGCTCTTTGGCACCTCCAGGAAGTAAAATACCTAAAGTATTATTATTATTAGCAAATTTTTTGCCTGGAACGTCAGCTTCAAGGGCAAGTATTAATACAATAGAAGAACTACAAAAACTTGGAATACCTACAGGTACTTTACCTGATGGTTCACCAAATTTAATGTTATTATTTAACTTAGCATCTAATAAAGCAACAAAAAAAGAATCTGCTCAAAATGGAAAACTTGATGCTATTGGAATTAGTGCTGATGGCAAACCGGTTAAAATTAGTGGAAAATCTACATAATATGACAAAAGAAGAATTTGAAAACATTTTAAATTTACAAAACAATTTAAAAGAATTACCTAATACAAAGTTAGTTGAAGTTATGGATAAACTAACTGTCACATTTGATTTAACTAAAGAAAATGTGATTAGTTTAACTATATATTTAGATAAACTTGAAGAGTTATATAATAATACCCTTAAAGAATATCAATCTAGAAAGTTATAAACATGGACGATAATACAATTTTTTTTCAAATAACTGTCCTTGACAATCAAGACCCAATGATGTTAGGTCGGATTAGAGCAAGACTTTTAACTGACGACTATAATTCAATTATTAACTCAATTAAATCCCCTCCTTGGGATGAGAAAGTAGATATTTGGACTCAAAGAGACCCATTTGTTTTTAATCCTTTGATGCCGTATTTTATGTACCAAGTACCAAAAGTGGGTGAAATGGCTCAAGTTTTGTATACAAATAAAGAATTTAAATATCAAAATCAATATTACATACAAAACACATTTTCAAGTCCAACAACTACAGGATATGAATTTTATCAGGGAGGTAATAAGTTTACAGCAACAGGAACACAATTAAAAAATCCAAAACCTTTAAAAAACCAAGACGGTACTTATACAGACCGAGAAATTCATAAAGGTGTATTTCCAGAACCAGGAGACAATGCTTTGTTAGGTAGGGGTAGTGCGGATGTTATTGTACGACAAGATGAGATTTTAATTAGAGCCGGAAAATTTAAAGGCACTCAATTACAACCAAATGTTCCACCAGTTGCCAACCCAAAAAGAGGATTTTTACAAATATCAAGATTTAATAAATCAAAAAATAAATTGACTCCCAATATTGTAACAAAATCAAATGAAATAACAGTACAAGTAAAATATCTTATAGAATGGGTAATAACCAATCCTGAAAACATGCAAGATGTTTTTTCAGGAACAATATACCTATACCAATTAAAGGCCAATTTATCAACAAATTCAAAAAATTTAACGGTTGATAGTGTTATTGATGAATCTTTAAAATCGTTGGTAAAGTCAACAACTTTTAGTTTAAAAACAAGAAACGAATCAATTGATTTGATTAATGACTTTATTAAAGAATGTAATGGTAGTCCAGAACTTCTTCCAGTATTTTACAGACCAAATAAACTAACTTACGCTTATTTAATTCCCTCAAGTCTACCAACACTTCAATATAACCCAAATTATTCATCAATAGGTAATAAGGTTTGTTTAGGTGGCAATTGTAATATTAATCTTCAAGTTATTAATATTGCAACATCTCAAATAGTTGCAACAAGTAGTATTGATGGTCTTGAAAGTGTTGCCGAAGAACTTTATCAAGCGGCAATAAATGAAATCACAAACAATTTACTTGGTCTTAATATTGAAGAAGTTATCCTGCCAGAGTATACTCAATTAAATGGAACACCAATATTTCCCCCAACTTCAATTACGTCTCAACAATCAATAGATTCAACCAATAATATTTCCTACATTTTTAATAAAGTTAAATTAAACTCAGCACTTAAACAAGGTGGTTATGGTTTAATTTATGCCGCAAATAAAGTTGGAAAACCTCTTGAGTTTAAATCAACAGAAGTACCCCAAGAAGAATATACAAATGATTCTTCAACATATGGTGCGGTTGGAGCCGGAACATTATATTTATTATCTCATAACTCGGCAATTCCTGGTAAAGGTCAAATAAATTTTAATGACACATTATATGGTATTTCTTTAGATAAATTTGTTGATGAACTATTACCAAAAACTTCAAGTTTAGTTAGGGGGGAAGAACTTTTAGAATTACTTAATTTAATTGTTAGATTCTTAAATACTCATACTCACGCATATCCTGGATTACCACCAGTTCCTGTTTCTCAAGACGGTACAAGTTCTGCTGCAATACTGACTGAGATGCAAAATGCCTATACAAAAATTCTTAATGAGAATATTCGACTTAACTAATATTTATATTAAAAAGGTTAATGTCAATTTTAAGGTCGTACATAGATAAGAACAATACCATCATTTCAAATTCATATGTCAATACGGGTAGAAACCCTATTGTTGAATTGAATTTTGGTTCATCAGATTACCTAATCCCAAATTATGGTTACACTCGTTTCCTATTTGATTTGGATTTAGATTTATTAGTAGAAGATATTGCATCAGGTATAATTTCTACAGGATGTACAACAGGTATGACTCACGTCTTACAAATGACAAATACCTCATCATTTGATAATGAATTGTTAAATACATTCATGTCAAACGAAAGAAGAAGAGCAACATCATTTGATTTAATTTTATTTAGAATTCCAAAAACTTCAGGTTCAACAGGGACCCCACAAACTTGGGATGAAGGTGTTGGTTATGATTACACAGATTTTAATGAAAATCAAAATAGCCCGTATGGTGGCTCAACACCTCTTACGTATGTTGATAGTCGTGCGTATTCAACTCGACCGTCAAATTGGTATCAGACATCAACTGTTAACAATTGGTCTCAACCAGGGGTCTATAATAACACGAATGTAGGTACCGTAAATTTCTCAGGGTTAACAATTGTCGCAACACAACATTTTGAACTTGGTAACGAAGACCTAATAATGGATATGTCTAACGAAATTAACGGTATATTAAATGGTACGATAACTGGTGTTACTGGATGGGGAGTTGCATACTTGCCACAAATTGAAAATATTACAGGTTTAACCGACAGTTATAGTGTTGCATTCTTTTCAAGACATACTCAAACATTCTACCAACCATTTCTTCAAACAACATACAACGACTTAATTAAAGACGACCGTAATATATTCTTAAAAAATCAAACAAATAAATTATACTTATACATCTATCAAAATGGTGATTTTGCCAATTTAGATTCTGACCCTGTTGTTAGAATTGAAGACCGAAATGGTGATGCCATTCCTAATATGGCAACTTTGTCAACTTGTCTAAGAACAAAGGGAGTTTATGAAGTAATAGTTCCTAATGAATTTACGGGAGCAACTCCATGTATGTTTTATGATGTATGGTCAGGATTAACAATTAATGGACAATCGTTACCAAACGTAACAAATCAATTTGTATTACAAGAATATACCGCAGGTATTCAAATCGGTTCAACATCTAAAGAACCTAGTCAATTTGGATTTGAATTCTATGGTATTCTACAGAATGAACAAATCCTTAACACTGACATTAGAAAAGTTGGGGTAACAATTAAAAAAGCATATACTGGTCAAGCTCCGTTAGATGACGTATCGGCTTTTTATAGAATTTACGTAAAAGAAGGTACAACTGAAGTATTAGTTCAAGATTGGACAGCAGTTAATAGAACTCCAAATGAATATTATTTTATGTTTGATATGAGAGATAAAATACCAAATCAATATTATGTTGATATTCAGGTAAATACTTCAGGAGAAAAATATACTTATAAACAAGAATTAACATTTAATATTGTTAATTATAAAAAAAATAATCCATAATTTAATTAAAAATATATGAAAACAATAAAATTAACCGAATTAGATTTAAATAGAATTGTTAAACGTGTTTTATCTGAACAAGAAGAAGCAAATTATATGTTTTTTTCAAATTTAAAACAAATGAAAAGACAACTTGAAATGATTATGGAAATGGACCCATCAGCAGTTGACCACATAATTCAAAATGGACATGATTGGGCCGATGACCATATTTCTGAAGCCAAAACAAATATTGACCAAGTTTTTGATTTTTTAAAAAATGAAATGGATAAAGACTCACAATATGTTGATTTTGAAGAAATGAATGAAGGAAAGAAAAAAGTAGGCACACCTCTTTGTGCAAGAGGTAAGGCCGCCGCAAAAGCAAAATATGACGTGTATCCTTCAGCTTATAGTAATGGTCATGCTGTCCAAGTATGTAAAGGTAAAATAAAAGGTCTTGATGGGAAAAGACATTGTTCTGGTGCTTATTGTTAAAAAAAAATATATAATTAATTTTTTTATTTAAATAATATCATTATATTTGTAAATAAATACTAATATAAGATTATGAAACAAATTATTCACAAATTAAAACGATTAATCCAAAAACAATATATTAAAGTATATCGGTCTTCAACTCCAAAAATTACTACATACGAAAAAGATTGTGTTTCTATTTGTGAAAAATTAATAGAAAAAAATGAAACTGTTTTATTGTTAACTCCAATCTCAAACAAACGTTATATTAAAAACGAAGAAGACCAAATTTTTGTAATTTTAGAAAATTATAGTGTAAAAATAATCAACCACGTTTATTCATATACTGTAATATTAGGAGATAAGTCGTGGAATTCTGTAGTTACTTTATTTGATTCAGAAGTTGAGTCAAGACGTAATAAGTTTGAAAAAGAAATTACTTCTAATATCAAATATTCTATTAAAAAAATTTTAGAAAAAATATAACAAAAACCTAATAAACTAAAACATATGAAAAAATTATTTATCACACTAGCATTGTTAACTTCTTGTAATTTGTTTTCACAAACAATTACAAATACTGTTAATCCAAAAACTGATACATTAGCTTATATTGGTTATGACATCAATCAGTTTAGCGCGGAATATGCACAAGAAATGGCCACTTGGTCTAATGAAAAAATTGATTGGTTTAATAAAACTTTTTGTTACACACGAGGAAACTTTACAATCCCCGACAAACCTATCCAACCTTACCAAAAAGAAGATTAAAGTTTATTTAGGTAATCGGACCACTCTTTGTCAGTACCAGCATCAATTGAACAAAAATGATTAATGTTAGTTCTAGGACTAATCAAATAAATTTTTTGATTTGGGTTCTCCATTTTACTTTTTTCTAAGAAATCTTTATTCATCTTAGCCGCAGGAATAACATCTAGAGTTACTGTGGAAGGCTCATATGATTCTCTTGGTATGGTTGGGGATGGTGTTAAAAATATTCTTTTAAATCCACTACCATTTAATCCTCCGTACATATCTGTTTCAGAATCTAAAGTTAACCCATATTCTCTAAATGAATTGTTTTTACTTTGACAAAAAAGATTAATTACTTTTCCTTTAGGTGCGGTTTGTTCTGTTAAAACTCGTTTAACAATTTTTATTAAATCGTTTTCAGTTAATCTTATTGTTTTTTTCATTGATTCATTTTTTGGTTTATATGATGTCATAACAGGTTTTTGACCTTTACCTGTTTGAGTGTCTTTTTTTTCAGCGGTTCTTTTTTGTTGACATGCACTTCGTTTTTGTGAATCACTCATTTTACCTGCAACTCCGGCCGCCCTACATTTAGGGTAAGACCCTTTAGACGTATCTTGTCGTCCACATGGAGGATGTTTACCGTCAACTTTACTACAAATGTTAACCCAAGGACCTTTTGGTTGATTACTACCTTTTGGTTTTTTCTTTGTTCCAAACCAAACTGCCAAATCTTCTTTAAGTGTGCCAATAGCCCTTTGTATAATTTTTTCAGGATTTTTAACATCGCCAATGTTACCACCATCATCATCATTTTGTCCTGTGTAAAAATTTTTTAAGTATGTATCGATTCTGGAAAGTAATTCTGTTTTATCTTCAATTTTTTTTCTTTGTTCGGGAGTTTCTTTAAAATCACCGTCAGATTCTTCATACGCCAACTCCGCATTAGTATAATGATAAACAGGGTTATTAAATGGTGCCAATTGTTTATCCTTCCAATCTTGTGGGGCAAGAACAATTGGTACTTTAAAAGTTCCGGCGTTTCCTGAACCTGTGGCTTCACTAATTCGATTTATTTTCATATACTTACAATAAATATATTATGGAGGCAGAAAAACAACCTTATATCTTCTTATTTGATGATGTTGCAATATACAAACCTGAAGATATTGAACATTTAATTGATAATTTAACAGAAGAACAAGCAAAGTTTATGTTAATTAAATCTATTCAAATGGCATATAAACATGGTATATATTCATTAACCGAGTCTGAAATTGTTTCAAAATCACTTAGAATATTTAAATAAAAAAAAAAGGGACAAGTAATTGTCCCTTTAATTATTCTTTAAGATTTTGATTATCTCAATTCTCTTAAATCAAATGTACGAACGCCATCTACGGTAATTCTTCCGTAAAAACGATTATTTACAATTTTCTTCGCGTATCTTGTCATTATTCCTTTAATCGGAGTAAAGTTGAACGGATTATACATTGTAGGTGTTAATTGTAGAGGTACATACGGTGCGTAAATATAACCTGTGTCTAACAATGATGTTCCTTTGTGTCCCATTAACACTTGGTTAGCTGGGAAGTAAGGGTCACGGTAAACTTGGTAACGACCCGCTAATGTACCAACTCTTTCAATACCCATGTTGTATTGGTCTTGCTCAGGAGCCGCGTTTGATACGTGGAAGTATTCCAAGTCATCAAATATAGCACTGATTTCAGAAGAAACAACAATCCAGTTAGCTCCACCTCTTAAGGTAGATTTGTGGATTTGAGCCGAAATTTGGTTGATAGCTGTAATCAATGTTTGATTCCAGTCTTTTTGAGTGTAAGGAACTGCACTTGAACCTAGACGTTTCCAACCATTGTAATCCCAACGTAAGTTCCAAGCCGCACCTTTACGTAAATCTCTTAAGATTTCACGGTCGATTTCAGCCGCAACTTGTTCAGATAATAAAGCCGTTAATTCAGCTTCAGCATCAATGTTGTGGAACGCAGCAACGTCTTGTGCCATTTCTGGAGACCATTGAGCTCTTAATTTTCTTTCTGTTACAGAAACTGTAACTGACATAAGGTCAAAAGATACCTCACCAATTTTATCTTCAAATTCTAAATTCTTATATATTCTATAAGTGGATGTAAACGCATTGTTAACAGCTGTAGTAGAAGAGAATGTTGAACCTGTGTAACCGTCCATAGAACCACCACAAGTAATACATACTGGTACCTGTAAATCAATTTCTAAATAGATTTTACCTTCAGCATCACACAGATTGTCATATTGACCACCACCTGTTTTACTACCAGGGAAAGTTAATGTAGCGTTGTTGTTACCGTATTGTACAATACCTTTACCATATCTTTGAGTTACAACTCTGAATAAGTAAGGATTAGATGTGTTAGCCGAAGTTGTTGTGTTTCCAGCAGCACCATAGACAGTCAAATCAGATAAGAAAGATTCGTTATCCATTGGTTGACCATCAGGTCCGATTAATTTACCAGCTCCATCAGATGCAAAACCTGACAAAACTACCAATACTTTTCTGTAATCAGATGAAGTATAAGCTGAACTAACTAATGCGTCAGATAACCAAGATACAGTAGCAACATCAGCAGTGATTGCGGAAAATTGTCCTTTAGAATAGTCAAATAACCCTGGAGGGTCTAACGCTGGTTCGTTACCTTCGTAGAATCTATCGTAAAGGTCTTTAGTATTGTTATAGTCATAACCGCTGTTTGGTGTTTGACCCGCAGCTTGGTTTGGAGAACCATAAGGTGCGTAGTGTTCAGAAGTACCTGCTTGGTAAGCCTGAATGTTAGGTACAAAGTAAAACAATTTACCAATTGGTAAGTTCATTGCTTGTACTGAAACGATGTCATTCGCTAATAATTTAGAGAATACACGTCTAACAATTGGAAAAACCACTGTTTCAAATGCACCTGTATCAGATGTAGATGATGCTTCATTGATTAAGAATGATGCTTGGTTTTCGTATAATTGTGCTACGTTTTCTCTCATGTGACCTTTAAGACCCTCTAAGAATCCTAATTTGTCCCATTTGTTGATTGTGTCTTCTTTGATAACTTTAAGGTGTTTTAACCCAATGTTACCAACAAGACCTGATTCTAATAATGCTCCCATTTTTTTAGTATTTTTTTTTTAAGTTTATTTTTATTGTTTAACCTAATTTACCCATTAAGTCCTTCATTCTTAAGAATTGAGGATTTTCATAAGTTTTTGATTCAATTAGGGTTGTTGATGAACCTGTAGAAACTGATTTGTTTAATTTTGTTGTTACCGATTCATTAATTGATTTTGTATCCGTCGAAGTTAATTCGTCTTTAAGAGACCTATAAAGATTTTTAGATTCTTTTAAGGTTTCAACGTCGTCAAATCTTCTAAGGATGTTTATTTTTTCTTTTTTAGTTGTTGAATGTTCTGTAAACAATCTTGTAGCATAAGCCAAATTTGAATTAAAGATTGCAACTTCGTTAAGTTTTTCTCTAAAAACATTTAATGCTTTTCTATACTCCTCATTTTTTCCTCTTAACATTCTAACTTCTTCTTGAGTAGATTCTGTTTTAACACCACCATTACTATAAACATAATTTCTATTATTAGTGATACCTTTTCTCAATCCTCTACCTTCTTTGGAGCCCATTCCATATGTTCTAGCTGCTTCTTTAGTTTCAGATTTTTCAAAATCTGCGTCATCTCTACGACCTTTAGTAGTCTTAATGTCTTTTGATGCAATTTTACCATGCTTCATTGACAATCTTTCATCTTCTTTGTCTTTGTATCCTTGACCTTCTTTAGTTTCTGCTTTAACAATTTTGGATTTAGCGCCCATATTTTCACCTTTCTTGTATTCAAACTTAGGTTTACCAGTACCAACTGATTTAGGACCTTGTTTTCTTTTTTCATTAAATCCGCCATTAGTCTTATTTTTATAAGAAAATTTAGGACCTAATCCTATTCCAACACCTTTAGGTTTATAAGTTTCATTGTAGTATCCGTTGTCTCCGTCTTCGTCATCTTGTTCGTCCATGTTAAATTCGTTGAATCCGTCTTCGTCATCTTGTTCGTCCATGTTAAATTCGTTGAATCCGTCTTCGTCTTCGTCATCTTGTTCGTCCATGTTAAATTCGTTGAATCCGTCTTCGTCTTCGTCATCTTGTTCGTCCATGTTAAATTCGTTGAATCCGTCTTCGTCTTCGTCATCTTGTTCGTCCATGTTAAATTCGTTGAATCCGTCTTCGTCATCTTGTTCGTCGATTGGTATTAAGTTGTCGTCATCCAATTGAAGTTCATAAATAGTTTCAACTTTTTCTGGTTCACCCATCTCAATTTCATAAAGAGTTTCTTCTCCGTCTAAATCATCACTATCAACATCACTTACATCACCAGAGTCAGAGAAAATAGCATTAATAACATCATCTACTGATTCGTCTTGTTCATCACGCATACTATAATTGTTTTTTTTGTCTTTATAAGATTCACCAAGTTTCACAAGATATTCTACATTAGCATCATCATCGGATAAATAAACGTTCTCACCATCTTTTTTTACGATAATACCGTCATCTTCACCCATAGCTTTGAATACTTTTAAAATTTCTTCGTCAGAAGCGTCAGTTAAATCTATTGGACTTTCATCTGAATCCATATCCATGTCCATATCCTCTTCATCAGAGTACATATCTTCTTCGTCATAATCCATATCCTCTTCATCAGAGTCAATGTCTTCTACATCAGAGTCCATATCAATATCATCATTATCAACGTCAGCATTCGCGTCAGTATCTAAATCAATCTCATCTTCTTCTTCTTGTTCGGAAAGAGATTCTTTTACTAATTGGTTGATTTCTTTCTTCATGGTTGAAGCAAGTATTCCTTTTGCATTTTCGGCTATAGCTTCTTCAACTTGTTTCATTTGAATAAGAGCCTCTTGAACTAAAGATTTGTTTTCTTTCATTTAAATCTGTTATTTTTACAATATAAATAGTGTCAAATCATAAAAAATTCAATTTTATGGTATTACATTTTTTTTTATTTTATATAAGATTTTTAAAGCATAAAAAAAAGCGGTCGATAAACCACTTTTTTTTGTTAAATTTTTATTGAGATATTATTCAATTACCTCATCAATTTTACTTTCCGATACTGAAGTAATTCTCCAATCATTTGTAAATCCTTGATACTTTTCTGTGACTTTAGCTTCCACATCGGTTACTGAGAATCCTTTAACAAGTTTCTCTTCTCTAATTTTTTTAATTTTTCCAGTATTATCATCAAGTAAATCGTACTGAATTTTTGCTACAAAATATTTTTCGTCCATAATTTATTATTTTCCCAAATAATCGGTTAATTTTCTCATTAAGTCAACTCCTTTAGTTTGAAATTCTGAATTTTCAACCGATTTATATTTTTTTTCTTCTTCTAAATTCTCTTCATATTTATTTCTATCGTTTGGATTAGTAAATAAATACGCTCCTGGAGTTGACGGAGATGATACCAAGTCAAAACAAATTAATTCAAAATCATCTTGAACTTCATTTCTTTCTCCAACTTTTTTTAACGAACCAACCCCTCTTGAAGAAACTCCCATTGTAACACCTTGTCTCATCAAATTAGCTGCTTGGTCTCCTTTAGTTGAAACAATACCTCGTTCATGAAATCCTGGAGATGTTAACAATTTAAGTTTACCCATTAAGATGTTTTTATCCCACCATACTTCTGTGATAATATGGGACACTCTATCCAAGTCAATTAAAGAAGATTCGGGATGGTTAAGTTCTGAGGTAGATAGACCCTTCTCAATCGCCTTTTTATAATTTTCAGCTTCTCTTTTTAATATTTTTTCAGGATAAAATCTTCCGTTTCTATTTGGAGTATCATACTTCTGTAATACCGCATAAAATTCAAATGGATTTCTATAATCCATTTCAGATGCTTCTTTTAATATTTTGGCATTTCTAATATCTTTTGGTGATATCCAACCCGCGTCTGTTTCAACCAATATTCCATGGCCCACTTCACTTGCTTCTAAAATTCTTAATTGTTTCATTAATTCTTTTTATGATAAATATATCATACAAGTATCTTTTTAATGTTATTCGTTTTTTGATGGTGAAAATTCAAAATATTTATTTTGAATTACATTTTCTTTAACAATATTTTTAATAATTGTTTTAACCGATTCTTTAATTTCAGAACATTTAAAATCCATTTCATTATTGGTATATAAATTAACTTCTAAATTTAAAAAAGATTTTTTACCGTGTAAAATACCACTTGTTCTTAAGTCTAAATCAACAATACTTTGTTCTTTAAAAAGTTTATGATTTATGGAATTAAATACCGAATGTTTAATATCTCGACTTAGATTACAAACAACTCTATTCCAATTGTTGTGCTCAAATTTGGGAGTAACCCATGATTGAATGTTTATATATAATGATTTTAAATTTTTTGAATCTACCGTTCCATATACAGTTTTAATTGGTGTATATAAATTTATCTTTACACTTTTTCCTTTTTTCATTAAGTTTCATATTGTCAATGTTTATTTGTTTAACAAAATATAGGAAAAATAACCCCAATTGTCAAAAACTTTAAAAAAATCGTTATATTTGTATTATATGATAAAGATAGATGTAAAAAAAAATGGGATAGAAAAATCCCTAAAGATGTTAAAGTCAAAGGTGATTAAAACTAAACAAAATCAAATATTGTTTGGTAAAAAAGAATTTGTTAAAAAATCAATAAGGTTAAGACAACAAAAATTAAAATCTTGTTATATTCAAAAAATAAAATCTAAATTAGATTGATTCGTCTAAGTTTTTTAATTTAAAAAAATTAAGTTGGTCAAATTTTTCTACTTTTAATTTGTCGATTGTTTCAGACAATTTTGTTTTAATTTCAGACTCTTTTTCATTTTCTAAAAGATTTGTTAATTTAACAATTGTATTTTTTTGTAAAGTTTTAAATTTTCTTTTAAGTAATGTAGTGTCTTCAGACATTAATTGAATAAATTCTTTTTTTGAAGATTCGTCAAGATTTTCAATATAACCATTCATTGTTTGGTTGGCGATGTTAATCATCGACTTTAATGGAAGATTAATTGACTCTTTTATGGGTTCAGGTTTACTTGAAACTAATATTTTAATTAAATTTTTCTTTGATTGAACTCTCTCCATTAAATCCAATTTATTTACATAAACCAAAGAATCAATATTAATATATTGATTTGACACATTTTTAGATGATATTCTTGTTGTTTTAATTGTTGGAGTTAATTTTTGTATTAAATTAATACCCTCTTCCAAAAAATCTTTTGCCTCTGTTTCAGTTAATCCTTGAGGTGTTGTTAATTGGTCATATAATGAATATAGACGTGACATGTTTTTATTGTTCAACACATCTTGTTTGAACTCTTTTAATGATTTCTTAAATTCCTGTTTATTATTATAGGATTTTAATAAATTATTTTCAATAATAGATTTAATTTCTCCAAAAGTCATTTTGTTTGTTTTGAATATAAATATTACGAGTTTAACAACTTATCCAATTCTTTTGATATTTCTCCTAAAGAATCTTGTCCTTGACTTAAATTTAAAAATCTTGAATGTTTATCAAAATTTTGTTCCAATAAAATATTCATGTTAGCTTTTTTAGATTCAGGAGTTATTTCAGCTGCGGGAGGTTCGGCAGGAGGGGGTGCGGCATCACCTGCTGGTGGAGCGGCATCAAAACCACCATCTGATGGTGCTCCTTCAGCCCCTGTAGTTGACGCATTTCCTGTACTACCTGAGGATTCCCCATATAATTTATCAATATTATCAAAAATTCCAGTTTTACTAATAACCGTAGGAGTTGCTTTAAGTTCTTCTCCAACCGCTCTTTCAAGTCTTTGTTGTTGTAAATCCAATTTAATTTCTTCATCAGACCATCCAAAAATATGTTCTTTGGCCCATGTAGATGATGTGGCTTGAATACCGTTTCCTGGGTCAGCAACCAAATCTTTATATAATAACACTTTTTCTTTCCAAACATCAATTTTTAACAAATCTGCTTGAGTTGACGGATTAGTTAATCCTAATGTAAAATTTTGTAACTCGTCTTCAAACCCTAATAAAAATAAATGTACAATTGCGATTTTATTTAATTCGGAAATCATACTTTTTTGAATTCTGTTTATTGTACGAGCAAATCTAATATCTTGTAACGCCAAATTTTTTCCATCACCAACTACTTCTTCAAACCCTAAAAATGCTTTAGGAACACGAAGAGCCGTTAATAATTTCTTTTGAATATATTCTATGTCTGCAATTTCTGATAGGTTTGTTGCTCCAGGTAAAGTCGTAATTGGGTCTGGTGCTGAAGGGTCACGGACAGGAATAAAATAATCTTGGTCAACCGCCATTTGGTTAAACCTCATATCCACGTTTCCTGTTTTAGAATCTACAATTTGTTCTCTTTTAAACTTGTTGGCTACACGGTTTACGTATGCCTCAACGTCATCGTCATTCATATTACCCACAAATACTTTAAACATTCTTCTTTCAGGGGCTCTTGATGTACGATAGATTAACATCGCATCTTCTGACAATAATAATTGTTTCCAAATACGTCTTGCTTTTTCTAACATAGATGTACCATAAGGAAGTTTTCGGTCGTCACCCAATAATCTAAAGTGAGCTATCTCCCATGATTGGAATTCCATGCTTTTATTTTTCCAAGTAAAATGAAGCGGTTTTTTATCAGTATCTTTAGTAATATCTATAGTAATATTGCCGGCAACACCAGATTCTCTACGTTCAATTTCAATTGTTGGTAATTGTTGACAACCAACAATTCCCTTTTCAGGGTCTAACTTTAAATAAACAAAATTATCACCGTATTTGCAGGTATTTCTTGTCCACATTGATAAGTTAGTGTTAATATCCAAACTATTATTAAATAAATCGGCTAAGACAGTTTTAATTCTTTTTGATTCAGAATAAATTTGTAAAATAAAACCATCTTCATTTGTTGTTGTAGATTCTTCGGAATATATGTCCAATGCTGCAGAGATTTCTGGTGTATATTCCATACTTTCGTAATCATATTGGGCGGATAATCTTGATGGTTCATAATAAACTGCTTGAGTATATAAATTGTTTTCAACTTTTGCCCATTGATTTGTTAAATAAAATGTTTGTTGAGCTTGAAGTTTTTCTTTCTCGTAATCATCTCGATTTGGTGTACGTAAAAGTTCTTTTTTATCAAACTTAAAGGTTGGATAATCTTGATTCAATAGTGAATTTGGACCGAATGTTTTTGATAGTCTCTGCCAGACCGTTAGATTTTCTTGACTCATATTATAATTTACTAATTAGTTTGATAAAATAAATACTTATTAGGAACCAAATAACCATCCGTATTTTTGATAATCCGCCTTTGTTGCTTGTCCAACATTATTTAAACCACTATCTCTACCCATTTGAGGAATCATAGGATTAAAGAATTCTGACGAATTTTTGTTTTCGGTTACATTTGTTGCCCACGAGTTAATCATTGCTTTGGTATGGTTTGTAACTTTTTCTAATGATTGGAATGATTTTTCTGCAACATATAGTGCCATAGATACTCCCATAATACAGTCATCATGATGTCCTTTTTGGTGGTCAGGTCTTCCATTAATATAAATAAACGTATTCATTTCATTGTATAAACGATTTGAATATACTTTAAACCCGTGTCTTACTCCTTCTTCAAATGCTGATATAATTTGAACCCTTTTTGAGTTAAAGTTAATTCCTGGAATTCTTTCATTAATCTTTGGGTCCCATTTCCATTTATTTGTGGTATCAACATTGTCGACATATAACCCCCCCTGATAACTTAATTCTTGTAATTTTCTTGACGTGGAAATACCCATACCACCTGTAATATCAATAACACAGTAAGCATTATACATTGTCCCCCATTTATATGCAATTTCTGCCACAACATCTGGTGGAACTTTGGCGACATATTCTAACACCTGTTCCCTTTCGTCAAAATCGATGATTTGGATACATGAGAAGTCCTCAGAGTCACCTCTTGATACATCAACACCCATCACATACTTGTGTCCGTTTACCGGTTCTTTAAATATCCATAGTGAACCGCCCATTAGTTTGGCTTGTGGTTCACGTAAAGTATTCTTGGATATTTCTTGCATCAATTCAGATTCGAATACATTATCACCCGAACCTAAAAAGTCACATTCTAATTCCTGAGCAACTTTTCTTCTATCAAACTTCAATTTCTTAACCATACCTTCAAACCATGCGGAACATGGTTTGTATCCTTGTTTAATATAATCAGTTACAACAGAGTGGTCTCTTTCATATGGATTTTCTATCGATAATTTAATAATATCTTTTTCAGAATATTCTTCTCTATTTAATAGAAAATGTACTAAGTCAGGAGTTTTAACCATATACAAATCTTTTGTATATCTTGGGTCACGATACCAAAACATCTCAGATATTTTGAAATCATTCATATTCCTTAATGACTGGTCATAGATTTCATAGTAAATTTGGTCATATCCGTTTGGTGTGGATACAACGATAACTTTACCACCTGTAGATAGGGACGCCATACAAGCTGACCAAAAATCTGAGTCCGCTTCGATAAACGCCGCCTCATCAAAGACAAGAATTGTAGGTGTATAACCCCTCAAGGCATCTTTTGATGTTGCAACGGCTTTAACTTCACAATTATTATTAAGTTTAAAATGTCTTTGTGAGTTTTTTTCTTTTGAAAATGAAATACCAACCCAATCTGGCCATTGTTCAGTAAAACCTCTAACTTTGTTAGCCATCTCCATTGACGTATCTAACTTGTTAGCAATAATAAGAATTTTTTCAGGTTTGTTTTTTTGGGCAAATGCCAATTTTTTTGATATCCAAGCGGCGGTTACGGTTGTTACACCCGCCTGACGATACTTTAATGCAATGTTTTCATTGTATTTGTCGTAATCATCTATTAAACTAACTTGGTCGGGAAATAAATCTAATGGAACATACTTTGATACGGTATTATCGTATGTTTGTAAATAAGTTCTAAGTGCGTAGGGAGTACTCCTTATACACTTTGTTAACTCGATAATTAATTGTTCTTTGTTCACACATTGTTATTTAGGTCTTGTTATTCCTAAACTATTTAAGAAATCATCTAAATCATCATCATCATTACTGTCAGGGTCAATATCTTCATCTTCTTTATAATCTTCAAATTCCTCTTGCATTTGTTTTGCTTCTTCGACAATTTCCTCAAATCGTTTTTTGGCTTTACTAATCTTAGAAGAATCCTCAGAAATTACATTTCCAATAACTTCTAAAAATTCTTTTGCCTCTATTTGATATAATAAAACATGGAAAAAATTTATTAATCCTTTATATTCAGGATTAAAAATATCATCAGGTAATGCAAACCGTAATTTTTCAACAATTTCAGGTCCAATACGTAATTGCATTGGCTCGTTTGATAATACATCAGTTTGACCTAACACTTTTGCCCTAAGATTAGAATCTGATGGTAAACCAGCTCTACCTTTAGCTTCTTCTAATCCTTTAATAATTTCATGACAAAGAATTGGAAAAAATATTCCAGTTGCAATAATTTTAGTGTCAGGTTGTTCTTCACCTTCTTCACCTTCTTCTTCATCGGCGTCATCTAATTCAACTTTACCTGCAATACCTTGAGCTGTTTGAGCCATATGTTCAATCGCATCTTCAAAATTAAAATACAAAAAATCGGTGATTGCCATTATACCTAAATAATCTCTATATAAAGATGGGTCAATAGCATCTAATCTTGATTTAACTTCAGGTTTTTGAAAAAGGTAATGTCCTTTTTTTGCCGCTCCTTGAATAAGAGCGTTAATAATATTTCTTTTGTGCTTTTCTAATTCTAAAATTTCCTCATCAGTTAATTCGTCAAGGTCAAAAGATGAAAATTTTAATTTTTCTTCTTTATCTTCTTCTTCATCTTCTTCATCTTCAGGTTCCATTCTAAAATTACCAGTACTTGGCATTCCTAAATTAGCCTCAATTTGATATCTTCCTTCAGGAACTTCACCTTCATCTAATGACGATTGTATCGCTAATTCAATTAATTCGTCTTTATGGTTCGCCTCAATCCTCATGATATTAGGAAGTTTTCTCATCATTTCTTGGTAAATCATTTTTTGAACTTGATTAGAACTTAAATCTTGGATACCAGTAACCTGTCTTAACTTATCTGTGACTTTTTGAAACCTATCACTAACTAATCTTTGAACATCGGCAGCACCTTTTTTCATTGCAGGATTTGTCGCGTAAAGACTATCAGGACTCGCCAATTTTCTTTCTAAATTTGGGTCCATCCTTTCAGGTGTGTTCCCGTAATTAATCTGTTCTTTTAATTTCCGTCTCATAAATTATTTTTCTAATAGTTGCATTATTACATCAATTACTTTTTCTTTGGCGTCTTCAGGAGAAACTTTCTTTGCCTTTGGTGCCGGATTTTCTCCAGGATTTGGATTTTTAAAAGGGTTCTGTCTTTTGCCAGGTTTTGTTCCGGGTTTTGTAGTTGGTTTTGTTGTTGGTGAAGGTGATGTTTCATTTTCATAAATGTATCTAACTAAATCACCTTTAGTTATTTTTGGAGGCATGTGTTTTTCCACTATTTTTTGTATTTGAGATTCTAAAAACAAAGATACAGGATTTTTTCCTTCTTTTAACTGTTTTTTTACAGACATTACACATCTTTCAAATTTTCGTGTTCGTTTTGGTCCAACCTGTGCATGACAAATAGCCCAAGCGTTTGGTTTATCTTTTTTTTCTTCCGACATACCAATCATTTTACTATTGTGGTTTTCAGGTGATGTGTCATCGTCCATACCATCGTCAGACGCTTGATATTCATCATGAGAACCTTGTTGTCCTGTATACGCTTGGTCGGCATCTAAATCAAAGTCATCTTCCTCTTCCAATCCGATACCTTTCATTTTTGCACCCACTTCACCTACTTTTTGATTTAAGATATCAAGGTCTTTAATTTTTTGGGCAATATTAGGATTTGCCACTTGTTCACCCAATAATTTTGAATATAAGACATTAATTTGTGATTCAGTTAACTTATTAACTGTTTTGGGTGATAAACCTTTTTCAACCAAGTTTAGTGCTTTTATATTAGTTTTCATAGACTACTTTTTGTTCAAATTCTAAAACCAAATCTCTTTCATAGAGTTTGTCCTTTATTTCTTTTTCAGGAGTTCCGAATCGAAATACTAATCTTTTTTGTGATTCTAATTCTTCATCTTCCCATGATAACGCAACAATATCATCCATTGCATCTGTCATACAAAAAAAATCGGAGTTTTGAATTAATTCTAATTTTAAATCAGTATTTCTTAAAACTCCTACTTTCTTAATATATTTTAATTCAGGTGGTGTTGGGTATCCATTAGAAGGTTTATTTTCCCAAGATTCTCCCCAAACATCCAATTCATCTGAAAAAATAAACTCATATAAATTATCTCCCTTATAGTTTGGACCTAATCCATTAACATAAGTTAAATAACTCATAATACTCTTCCGTTTGGCGTAATTTTAAATTGTCTACCATTAGTCTCAAACACCAAATTTTTCTTATTTGTAATACCAACAAATTTAGAATTCAAATTTTTAGTTACAAATTTTTCTGCCTCCAGTTCTTGTTCTATAGTTTCAGTCATTTGTTTAACTGATTCCATAATCTTTTTAACAATAGATTTTTTATATAAAGTTTTTTGAACTTGTTTTTCTGTGTGTTCTCTAATTTCTGATTTAGAAACTTCAAAATATTTTGAAATAACTTTATCTACTTGAGATTCTCCAAAAATACTATCAAAAATTTTTCCATGACCTCCGTAACCTCCATCTTCTTCCTCTTCTTCCATTTCTCCATCACCGAACGAACCATACATACCTTCTCCCATTTCGGCATCAACAGGAACATCCATATCAGCTTGGATGTCTTCAACTTCACTATCATCAGTTAAGTCTTCTCCATCCATATCGTCTTCTTGACCATAATCCTCATCTTCGTATTCTTCAAATTTACTAATAATATCTTCCTTATCTTCTTCAGATAACTCTCCTAAATTAATAGATGATAAAACCATATTAATAACATATTTAATATCTTCAGAAGTCATTCCTTCGCTATTATCTAAAACTCTAATTTTTTGAGTTAATTTTCCAGTTAATTTTTGAATTGTTTTAAATGTTACTTGGTCTTCGCCTTCCATGTCATCCGTAGGCATTTCATCACCTTCCATATCATCCATAGGCATTTCTTCTCCACCCATGTCATCCGTAGGCATTTCTTCACCGCCGCCCATATCATCCGTAGGCATTTCTTCACCACCCATGTCCTCCATTGGTGATGGTGGTAATTCAGGACTTGGAACTGCTGGAGGAGCCGCAGGTAATTCTGCTGGTGGTCCTGCAGGCATTTCAGGTGCCGCTGGTTTTGGAGTTTTTAAAGTGAATCTTTTTTGTTCACCGTATAATGATACACCTTCCTCATTTTCATTAAGTCTATTTAACTCACCCGCAACAAGATTTAATCTTTTAAACGCTTGAGAATATGAAGAATAGTATTTTCTATTTCTCATAGGTTCAATATAATCCGTTTCAGATTCTGAAATGGTTTTCTTAATTATATATCCTTGTCTTTCTCTAACAATTTGATAATTATTTCCATCTGCAAGAGAAATTGAATACTCTGATGTCTCATTTTCATTTATAGTCTTAGGTGCCGATTCGTTAAAACGAGCAATTTCCATAATTCTATTTATCTTGTTTTGGCCAGTAAGTTTTTCACTTCCAATTGGTTTTAAGTTTGACATGTTTGTTTTTATTTATTTTTAGTTATTTAATCCACCGAATCCTCCAATGCGAATAGAATTTAATTGTTCGACAGCCTTTCCTTCGTTATTTATGTATATTGGGTGAGGGGCTACTCCATTTGCTGGTCCACCCTCACTAATTGAGCCACCACTAAAGTTACCTAATATTTCAACAGTATATGCGTATTGTTGGTCAGCCGAGAATCCTGTAAATCCTGGTGTATTAGTTGGTGTTGGTGTTGCTCCTGGTGTACCTGTTTGTGTTGGTGTTTTTGTTTGTGTTGGTGTTTTTGTTACGGTTGGAGTATTTGTTGGTGTTACACTTGGTGTTACAGTATTAGTTGGTGTATTGGTTGGTGTTTTAGTTACTGTTGGTGTATTTGTTGGTGTTTTAGTCGGTGTTGTTGTATTTGTTGGTGTTTTAGTTTGAGTAGGTGTTTGAGTAGGTGTCTGAGTATTTGTTTGTGTATTAGTAGGTGTCTGAGTATTTGTTTGTGTTTGGGTTTGAGTTTGAGTAGGTGTTTTTGTTGTAGTTACTGATGGTGTAGGTGTTTTTGTTGTAGTTACTGATGGTGTTGGTGTTTTGGTTGTAGTTACTGATGGTGTTGGCGTATTACTTGCCGTGTTTGTTGGAGTTACAGTAGGTGTAGGTGTTGGTAATGGGCATGAACCTAGTGAAACAAAGGTACCATTACCTTGAATTATAGTAACTTCTGTTGCACATTTTATAAGTGTTTGATATGCTCCTAACGTAAATTGAAAAATAAATCCGTCACAATCTCTACCCACAAATGCAGTACCAGTTGTTCCACCATCTAACTCATATGTTTTACACACATTAGGTGTATTACTTGGAGTTACTGATATAGTTGGTGTATTAGTTGGAGTACTAGTTGGAGTCGCAGTATTAGTTGGTGTTTTTGTTACTGTTGGTGTTTGTGTTTTTGTTACTGTTGGTGTATTAGTTTGAGTATTAGTTACTGTTGGTGTTGCAGTTTTAGTTGGTGTTTGAGTTTGAGTATTAGTTACTGTCGGTGTATTAGTTGGAGTTTTTGTTACTGTCGGTGTATTAGTTGGAGTTTTTGTTACTGTCGGTGTATTAGTTGGAGTTTTTGTTACTGTTGGTGTATTAGTTTGAGTACTTGTTACTGTCGGTGTAGGTGTTACAACCGCCTGACAAGTAATACAATCAACATAATCTATTGACATAGATAATACTGTGTCAATAGCTGTTGCAGGTTCTACATTGTCAATAATATCATAACACCCTGGAGTTGTTCCACCAGTAAATGTTAAGTAATAATTACCATTTACTGCCGGTAATGATGAACTATCAAAATCGACTAATATTGATGCTCCACCAGAACAAGGACCTATAAGATATGTAATTAATGCCATTTAATTTTTCTTAATAAATATACGATTAATGTTAATTATTTGAATATTCTTAAATTGTTATTTAAACTAACAATATTTAATTTTTTTTTGATGAGAATGATTTAGCTAATTGTATTAAATCTTTTTCCGATAATTTACCGTCTGGAGTTAAATTATTGTCGGATTGAAAAGATTTGATAATTTTTTCAGTCTCATCTCCAAATTTTCCGTCATTACCAAATTTAGGTAATAAATACCCTAAACTAATTAAGGCTTTTTGTATTTTTGCAACATCATCATCGTAAGATATCTTTGAATCCGATTTTTTTAAATTTGTAAAATTTTTACCTGATTTTGTGATAGTTTCTAAATCTGATAAAAAATTTTTTTCATCCTCCTTTGGAACTGTTTTAGTATTTTTTTTTGACCCCGTAAATATTTTATCCGCGTTATCTAAAAGGTCTTTTAAATGTTTTCCTCTTGGTAATCCTATATGGACATGAGTTGTACTTTCATGACCTATCCATTCTGAAATTTCTCCAATATAGTCACCAATTTTAACAACGTCATCTTTTTTCAATTTAACATTTTTTAAATGAGTATAAAAAATATCAGGAAATTTCCCTGTACCTTTGATAGACACTTGAGTTCCAAATATTTTACCTGAGTTTTTTCCGGTATCTCTAATTTTAGTCACAACACCATCAGTATAAGAATTTACTACTGTTCCTGGAGGTGAAAATATATCCCAAGCATTGTCAGATTGCCAATTACCAAGGGCTCGACCAGAATGGTTTTTAGGTCCGTTTACTAAATCAGTTTTAAAAGTTCCGCCAATATTTGTTGTGGATTCTTTAATTGATAATACTTTATCGGTTTCTTTGTCTGCCGTGTTAAACAATTTTTCAATATGACCTGACCTTCTTAAAAATTTAAACACAAGATTTTCATAAGACAATTCACCATCTTTTTCCAATCCTGACTTTCTATAGTCCTTTAATTTTTCTTTGATTTTTTCCAAATCTTTACCTTCATCAATTGCCGTATTAATCTTTTCCGTCCAACATTTAATTTTATTTGTTAGGACTTTTTTATCGACATTATTCTTAAATTTTTTTGGTTCAGATATCCATTCATTATTCATAACGGAATATACTCCCGAACTATAATGAGATTCTTCAACATCTTGAGCATATAGTTCAACATCGTATCCAAAGATTCGGATATCATGTTTATCGTTAAACACTTGTTTTTTTAAATTAAATAATTCCTTATATAGTTCCGATTGATTTTCATATTGTTGTAAATCAACAATTACGTGTAAATCAAAATCTGAGAACTCGGACCAATTGTAATTTGCTAAAGAGCCTGTAAGATGAATATCTTCAACAAAAACCTCATCACCCAAATATTCAATAAATTTTTCTGCAATACGTGAAAGAGCCTCTCTAACCTTTGGTATCATAACCGATTGGTCAGGTTTTTTAGGGTTTTCCCAAACTTTAGGGTTTAAAGATTCTTTAAGTGAAAAACTATTAAGGATTTTTTGAAAATTATTCATCTTTAATAAATAGTCCGTTAATTAAACTTTTTTATATGAATATTGAGTTGCAATGTTGGTAGTAAAAAATTTACCTTGAGATTCTGCCAATCTGAATTTTGTATAGACTTGGTGAGGTACTTTGTCGTACTTGTATTTGGCTCCGTTATTGAATTCTACGACCAACTCTTTTGATTCTGTGTCGTATTCACTTGATTTAATATTTGAAGATTTAATTTCATTTTTAATCTTTGTCCCATCAATTACTTCTTTGATTATTCCCATTTTTTTTAAGTGGTGTTAGTTCATTTATTTTTTCTAATAATGGTGTTAGATAAGTACTTAACTCATCAAAACTCATATCAAAACCATAAGATTTAACGTCATTAAGTAAAGAGTTTCTACCATTATCAAATTTGTGAAATAAATTCATCATTTTTCTAGTATAATGTGGTGGTTTTTCTAGTTGGTCTTCACTAAACCCCAACTCTTGGAAATGTTGTCTTAATTCAAGGTATGTATCAAGTAGTTGTCTTAACGTAAATGACTCTTCCAAGAACTTTTCATATAGTTTCATGAATATAAATATAAAACCCCCGCCATTTGGTGAGGGTTATTATATTAGGATTTTAATTTTCTTAATTGGTCTCTAATCTCGATGGACTTTTCAAAGTTTTGTTCTTTGATTGATTCCTTTAATTCCAATTCAAGATTTTCAATCATCTCTTTATTGGTTCCCAAGTTTTTAATTTGGTCTCTTAACTTAACCGCTTCTTCAAAATCTTCCATTTCAATCGCTCTTTCAAGTTTAATGTTAAGGTATTCTTCCTTACTCATTTCTTTTGGATTATCATTATCTAAATCCGATAAATCAAATACTTTTACATAACGGGTATATTTGTAATCCCCATCAGGAGATTCAAAAGTATTGGTTGTCCAATCTTGTTTATTGAAATCTTCCATGATTTTTTCGTAACGAGCCATTAGGTCGTCAATGTTAAAATTAAATTTTCTTCTGTGAAACATATTTTTTTGTTTTTTTAAATTTATTTATTATCTTTGTTCTTGTCAAGTATCATACCGATGATAAATATAAGATATTATTTTATATAATCCATGACATTATGTCAGATTAATAAAATTATTATGACAATTTGTCAAAATATTTGGATATGTATGAAATTTGACCGTAATTTGTAAAACAATTAAAAAATATGAACGACTTAATGGACGACGACGACAAAATGATGAACAAAAAAACTAAATCATCTGGAGAATCTAACACACCTGTATTGGACAATTTCAGTAGAGATTTAATGAAACTAGCAGAAGCTGGAAAACTTGACCCCGTTATTGGTCGCGACAGAGAAATCTTAAGGATTGCTCAAATTCTTTCTCGTAGAAAGAAAAATAACCCAATTATCCTTGGAGAACCTGGTTGTGGTAAAACCGCACTTGTTGAAGGATTGGCAATCAAGATTGTAAATGGTGATTGTCCCCGTAACTTGGTAGATAAACGTATTGTTAATCTTGACCTTACATCAGTTGTTGCCGGTACAAAGTATCGTGGACAATTTGAAGAACGAATGAAAGTGATTATCGAAGAACTTCAATCAAACCCAAACATCATTGTATTCATTGATGAGATTCACACATTGGTTGGTTCAGGAAATTCTTCAGGTTCAATGGATGGTTCAAATATCTTCAAACCCGCATTGGCACGTGGGGAAGTTCAATGTATCGGAGCAACTACATTAGATGAGTTCCGTAAAAACATTGAAAAAGATGGAGCATTAGAACGTAGATTCCAAAAGGTAGTCGTTGAACCATCATCAATTGATGAAACAATTCAAATCCTTAAGAATGTTCGTGACAAATACGAAGATTTCCACAAGGTGAATTACAGCGATGAGGTAATTGAGACTTGTGTTAAGTTGGCAGACCGTTATATCACAGACCGTGAGTTCCCTGATAAAGCATTTGACATTTTGGATGAGGTTGGAGCAAGAATGCAAACCGAGTTGAAAATACCTGAAGCAATTGAGGAGTTAAAAAAACAAGCGGCAGAAATCAAACTTCAAAAAATGGAAGTGGTTAAAAAACAAAACTACGAACAAGCTGCAGAGCTTCGTGATAAAGAAAAAAAATTGTTACTGAAGTTGGAGCAAGAAAAAATTAAGTTTGATGAAAAGTTGTCCAAAGAAAAACAACTCATATTATTGGAACATGTTTATGATGTTGTATCAAACATGACAAAAATTCCTGTAAATAAAATGAGTGTGGATGATACCAAAGCTTTGTTGGACTTGGACAAAACTTTGATTGACAAAGTTATTGGCCAAAACAATGCGGTAGTTAAGATTGCAAAAGCAATCAAAAGAAATCGTTTGGGTATAAAAGACCCTAATCGTCCAATCGGGTCATTTGTGTTCTTAGGTTCAACAGGTGTTGGTAAGACATACCTGGCAAAACAATTGGCAAAAGAAATGTTCGGTTCCGAAGACGCTCTCATTCGTGTCGACATGTCAGAATACCAAGAGAAACACACAATATCCAAATTAATTGGAGCACCTCCAGGATACGTAGGTTATGAAGAAGGCGGATTGTTAACTGAAAAAGTTAAAAACAAACCTTACTCTGTAATCTTATTTGATGAGATTGAAAAAGCTCACAAAGATGTATTCACCATCCTACTTCAGGTTTTAGATGACGGTCATGTAACCGACAGTTTGGGACGTAAGATTAACTTCAAAAATACCTTGATTATCTTGACATCAAACTTGGGGGTTAAAAAACTACAAGACTTTGGGGCTGGTATTGGTTTCTCAAGTAATTCATATAGTAATGAAGAAGCTAAGAAACAAATGTTAATGAAGGAAATGAAAAACTTCTTCTCACCTGAGTTCATTAATCGTATTGATGATACGGTTGTATTTAACTCATTGACTAAAGAAGACATCAAAAAGATTACCGACATTGAATTAAAGAAGTTGGTGACTCGTCTTGTAGATATGAAGTACAAAATCACATATGACGAATCTTTGGTTGAGTATTTATCAAAGATTGGATACGATGAATTGTACGGAGCTCGTCCATTGAAGAGAGCTATTCAGGATAAGGTTGAAGACCTATTGTCAGAAGAAGTTCTAACGGGTAAGATGATTGAAGGTAAGACCTATCACATCAAAGTAGTAGGTGAAAACGTGGTGGTCCAAAAGAAAGGACGATAAATAAGAAAGGGAGATGAAAATCTCCCTTTTGTTTTATATTTATATTTGATGAGAGAGTTAATCAGAAAAGTTATCAGAGAAATTGTCACAAATAAAGAAATAATTTGTGACAAATGTGGATGGTCGTGGGATATTGTTGATGGCGGCGATGACTTATATATCTGTCATGAATGTAATCATGATAATGAACCAAAATCAAAGTTAGATAAATTATAAAACTTTATTTAAAACACTGACCGATTTCTCCAACCATGTTCAACCATTTCTTTATAGTGTAATTTATGACCAAGTTTATCAATCATTTTCTTACCCATGTCGATACCGTTAATTACGTCTTCAACAACGACGTATTCATGGGTTGTGTGATATTGGTAGTATCCAATTGAAAAGTTAATACAAGAGAAGTCAAACTTACCTCTTAACGCATATACGTCAGTATAAGGGTGAACCATGTATCTCATTCTATTTCCCATACCTTCTGTTAATACCTCATTACAAGCATCAAAAAATTCAGTCTCTCTGTCAAATAAAACTTGACCAAAACATTTTTCAGTAATCATCCAGTTTTCAGGTGCGTCAAATTGAATACCATATCCAACATTATCAAAAAATGATGAATCCGCCATCATTGAACCTTTACAACCGGTTTCTTCAGATACAAAGAACGCGGCCTTTACATACGGCAATTCTTTTAATAATCTAAGACATGCAAATACACCACATTTATCATCACCACCAATACCTGTTGGTTCTCCATCATTATCATATGCCTTATATGATAATTTAATTTCTTTTTGCGCATTTGGCAACATTTCCTCTCGAATATTAATATCGTTAAGTCCATGTACCGTATCGGTATGTGAAATTACACATGGGAAATAAAATCCTTCAGGAAGTTCTTTGGATTCTTGTTTTGTTGCGTAGACGTTATTATATTCGTCCACATAGTGTTCAATATTATTTTCAGTTAACCAGTTAACCAAAAACTCAACCATTCTGTCCTCGCGATACGTTGCCGTAGGTACGCTCAAAACGGCTTTAAGTAATTCTAAATTTTGTTCCATAGAGCAAATATAGAAAATTATTTACACTTCACCAAATTTAAATAACTCTGGTTGATATAATAAATGATTAAATTGTTCTTCATCAAGTTTACGGGTAATAAATCCTGTAGGTAATTGTAATTCAACAACAATTTGCATATTGTCTCTATCAAAAGTTTTAACTTTGAAATTTATTGATTCATCTTTTGGTAATTTATACCATTTACCTATCTCGTATCTAGATAATATTTTTTGTCTAAGTTCCAAAAATTTTACTATTGGGGTTCCATCTTCTTCAATCTTTTCTAAGATACTATCAAATTGTCTTCCAACCTCTCTGTTGAATGACTCGGTATCAAAATTATCAGAATCTTGATATTCATATGTGTCATCATACCAACCACCCATACTACCACCATTTTGTTCAACAATCTGATTAAATAATGAAATAACATCAGTTTTATTGATTTCAAGTCTTGTTGACCACATTAATAGATTTGCTGGTGTTGTTGTAATCTCATCATATCTTCTTTTAAGGGCAAATCCTGTAGATTCTAAAACGTCATTAATTTCTTTTGTGATAGATTCTTTGGCAGTAATGCTCATTTCTCTATTTTTTTCTACAAAATAATCATTTATGATATTATCGGTTTCTGTTTCAAATAAATCTAATAATACCGCAGCTAACTCTTGTTGATACTCATTTAACAAACTAAATGATTTTGATGGCAATAAAACGTCTGAGATTTGTTTTATTTTTTCTGTGTTCTCATCATTTAAGTCACCAAATATAAGATACCCTTCTTTAAAATCGTCATAAATAGTATATTCATCCATAAATTCATAATCACCATAACTTGAAGATACCGCATTCATAAACCACACGTCGTCGTCACTTACATCAAAATTTTTAAAAAAATTCTTATCATCACCAAAATCAATAACAATTTTACTTTGTCCCAATGGGTCTTTAATTATAACATCAAGAATCGATGGGTCAGAATCTATTAATTCTTCAACAGTTGCAACCCCCCTTGTAAATTCTCTTAATTTTTTAATGAATTCACCAACACCCGTTAAATCGTCAATAAGGTCACTTTGATTTGGAAAATATTCTTTAAGGTATTCAATAGTTTTTGTAAAATCTTGAGAATCAAATACTTCAGTTTTTTTTTCACTTTCATTTTGATATAAAGCAATTTTATTGTTAGTTTTTTTATTTAAGAAATAATATAAATTACCTGTTCTAGTATATTTGTCAAAATACGATGTTGACCCTTTTTGAGTTGTACACCATTTGGTGTTGGTACCATAATAACAAGATGCCGAATGTGATTTTGGTCTAACCACCAATACTTCATCATCTTCATAAATTTTATCAACTTGAGTTTTAATCTCCAGTTCAATTTGTTTTTGAGTTTTTCTACTATCAATAATGGACATTAATTTCTTAATGAATTGAGGATTTTCATATTGATTAATGTCCTTTGGTGAACGAGCAATCCCCTCAATATTTGGTACTAAATAACTATTATTTGTGTCGGCAATAAATTCAGTTTCCGCTTTCCAAATATCATCTTCAGTTATTCTATTAACATTTACATGGAACCAAGGAATTATTATTCCAAATAAATCTTGTAGTGATTCTGCCTGTCGAACATTTAATCCACCTTTCTCACCTGATAATTCAGGAATAATTTTTTCAAGTTTCTTTGCAATATACTCAACATATTTGTAGTTTGTTGGGTCAACACTTAATATCCTGTCAATGAATGGGCCATCATACTCAAACCGTTGTTTAAGTTGTTTTGCAACATCTTCCTTTTTACCTTCAATTATAATCACAGGATATTTTTACAATAAATACCAATTTTGTTTGTAATATTTATTTTTTACCCTATCTTTGTATTTATAATATTACAAGTTATTTGACATATGGGGGTGTTTTTGGATTTGACAGGTATTGGCTGAAGACAAAGGGCACGTGGAGACTGAATTAATCTCCTTAAAAACTGATTCACAAAAACAATCGGCGACGTTTTATCGAAAATGGAAACTCTTGGTTTACTAAGAGGTTCTGAAGTTACTGTATCCTAAGAGGTTTACGGAAACGGGGGGTCGGTGGACATATAACCTAGCAACAGAAGTCCTTAAGGTGTGGTTTCTACCCGAAAAGGAACAAACGGTCTCGTTCAGAGTGCTACCGTAACAAAAGTGAACTCAACACAGTTATTGGTAACGATGTCAAAATAGGAACCAAATATTTCGGAAGGTATCACAAACCTTGACCTAAACGTGTAGTCCTTCTCTGACAGGATATTATGGACCGGAGTTCGAGCCTCCGCACCTCCACCGTAGACCTCAATAGAAATATTGAGGTTTTTTTTATTACTTTTTTCTGTAGTAATTAATCATTAAATAACTCATAAGTACAAAATCGCATATTTATTAGTATGAGATTAACTCCAATCCTTATTGTTGAAGGTCGTAAAGAAGATTTACGTAAAAAATACACTGAAAAATTTAAGGAGTATCCCGAAAATTTAGATTTTATTTTGGGTATTTCAGATTTAGCAGATACCAACTTCAAATATGCCGATTTTGTATTAAGAGAATTACACCCAAACACATCCGATGAGGAAATTGAAGATGCGATAGAACTTGTTAAAGATTTTGACAGATTCAAACAATCTTTAGAAGTTAAAGATATTAACCAATATGACCTTGATGGGTTAAAAAGTATAATTGATAATCACAAAACAACTTCTAAATCACAATTAAAAAAAATTGACACCTCAGACGCCAAAAAATTATATGAAGACGATAACCTATTAATTGTTAAACCTTTAACTTACGAATCGTCTTGTAAATATGGTTCAGGTACAAGATGGTGTACTACCAGTACACAATCTCATTTTAAAAGTTATACTGAAGATGGCCAATCCTTATATTACGTCATTCTTAAGAAATTTGACATAAGTAATAAGTTTTATAAAATTGCAATTCATATGAAACCAAATTTGGAAACATGGTATGACGCAACTGATGAAGTAATGTCAGACAGAGAAAAAGAAGTTTTTAATCTTGGAGCTCCAAAAGTAATTCAAACAATTAGAAAAAATTATGAGGAAAGTTTAAATAAAAAATACGATTTATTTTTTAAAAATTTGTTTAATTTTAATAATTACAAATTCGCTAATGTATCATCATTATTTAAAACAACACACAAAATAGGGATTGAATTTCAAAAACCAGAACTTATTTCGGATATGCCAAATCATGCAACAATTGAGTTAAATATTTCAGTTGATGAGGATAATATTGACCAATATTTGGTTATGATTACTTATGATGTTAGAAAAATGGAAAATATTTACAATGGTAATGATATTCTTTTTACTATTGGATACTCAGGCGATGATTTTGAAATTAAACCTGAATTTGATTTTGGTATTGAAAATGTGACAAACAAAGTTCAAATCTATATATCTAATTTTCATTATTTTGATAATAAAACCATCAACAATACTTTCGATGAAATTTGTCGGAGGATTGAGTCGCAAGTTATTAATAAAATGAAAGAAAATGACGAGTTTATGTTAAGTATAACTGATGGAAAAGGAAAAACCGTTTGGATACCAAACAGAAGTTCTTATGGTTTTACATTTAAAAGAAACTCCGGATTAATTAAAAAACTTATAGATTATTTGGATTCAGGAAAAGAAGGAACAAAATTAGATTTTTTAGTTGATGTTGGTTCGTTAGATAAAATGAATATTAATGGTAAACCACAATATTCACATAAAAACAAAAATGATTGGAAAATATCATCAGAATTTAGGGGTCAATTAAGTGGATTCTTTAATTCAGCCAAATTAGCCGGAATATTAGATTACGATAAAAAAGGTAATCAATTCATTTTGAAAAAAGGGAAAAACTTTGATAAGTTCAAAGAAGGACAACTTGAAGCTATTTAAGGTTTTTTAGACAATCTTCTCAAGTATAAATAAACTCCAAAAAATAACGCCGCAACGCAATACAAAATAGCATTGGCTTTCCATAAACTTCCTGTCCACGACATTAGTCCATACTGAATAACGTCGAATCCAAATGGATTCAGGAATAGCGCAATCATTAAAGCTAGTTGTGATAGATTTTCCTGAAATGTTTTTCTCCAAGTTTTTATTTTTATTATCATTATCCATGAATATAAATTAAAATTTTATGCCCATTACGCTTTGTATTCTAATATAAATATATTATATTTGTGTAATGAAACCAATAATAATACTAATTATAATATATGCGATAACACTTGCGTATACGCTTACCAAAATTTAATTAAATTATGAAAAAATTATTTAGAGCAAAACAAAGTAAAATTGCCGGAATATGTAAAGGACTTTCCCGTTATTTTAATATTGACGAATCAGTTATTAGAACAGTATTTGTTGTTCTAATTTTTTTACCATTTCCAATAATAACAATATATTTATTGATGTGGTTGATAATACCAAAAGAAAATAATGAAAATATTCCTACAAACTTTTATTAATTTTTTTAAACGTTTTTATAACCAAAGAAAAAACAATATTGAAATTAAAATAGAAAAAAACGATAAACCAAAAATAAAAAAATTAATTTACACTAAGAGAACCGACTAATAGTCGGTTTTTTTTGTAAATAACATATTTATATGTATGAGTAGTCAAAAAAAATTAACTGAAGACATATTATTTTCTTACGATATAATTTTAGAAAATAAAAATTTAATTCGAGAAGCTTTAAATATCGTTCCTCTTGCCAAGACTAATTATTCTCACGTTAAGTATGATTATGATAATACTAAAAATGACTCAGTTAATAAACCTTTATTAGACGATATGCAAGCTGCCGGGCAATCTGTTGGTGTTGTTTTAACAATTACCACGGCCAAATCAGGCCATGGAGAAAAAACAAAATCAGGTAATTTAAGTCGGCATATGAAACAGACAGCGGTTGATGTTTCTAGATTAAATGGTATTGGCTCTAACGGAGCGTCAAATGGTACTAATGGTAATGCAGAATTTAGAACTCTTGGTACTAAAGTTAAAAACGCCTTGGTTTCAATGGGATATAGATGGAATTCAGAAAGTGGTAATAATAAAGCTGTTTTGTGGCAAACAGATATGGGTGGTAATCACTTTAACCATTTACATATTTCAAATCAAAGTGAGTCAGGTTCAGGAGCTCCTATATCTTCAACAGACGTTGAATCTCCTATAGCTTCAACAGACGTTGAATCTCCCACATCAACAGAAAATAACACGAACACATCAACGGAAAATAACACGACCGTATCAACGGACGTACCAGACTCAGGAGGAGCGGAAACTTTTGCCAGAAATATTGGAGGTAAAATTTTAAAATCAATAATGGGAATTACAGAATCTTTTAATCTATCATCATTTGGTAATAACAGTAAATCTTTAGACGGTAAAATATTTATACCAAAAAATGATAATGTAAGAATTAAAAGCCCAATTTCTGGAACCGTTGTTGACATTATCTCTAATCGTTCATGTGTTAATCAAATTGTTATTGAATTTAACCATGAAAACCGACCTCATTATTTAGAATATTGTGGAATTAAAAGACCATCAGTTCAAGTCGGAGAAAAAATATTTATTGACAAAGTATTAGGTCATACAGATTCTAATGTAACCGTAAAATTATATTCTGAAGAAAAAAAAGTTAAGAATATTGATGTTAATTCATCTGACAATATTGCACCAGTTGGTAATATTTTTAGAAAAAAAGATGACGACGATAAAAAAAATAATCGTGACGGTAAAAATGACGAGGATAATAAAGTTAATCGTTATAAGATAAAAAATGATTATGACGATAAAAGAAATGATAGTGATTACGATAAAAACAATGATAATGATTACGATTTGAATAATAAAAATGAATATTCTAAACTATTCCTTAAAGGTTATCGTAATTTAAAAAAATCTTTTTATCCCAAACAAAAAAAGGTTGATGAGCAGATTGAGCGAATTAAATCGCTATTAAAGTAAATTGTTTGATATTTATAGTTATCATAAACCTTTAATCAATTATAATGAATAAAGAACAAATACAAGGGATAGTTAGACACTTACTCACATTTATTGGTGGTATTGTTGTTATGAAAGGTCTTACAACTGATTCAGTTGTTCAAGAACTTATCGGAGCATCATTAACCGTTTTTGGTGGTGTATGGTCAATTATCGTTAAAAAAAAGTAATTATTTAAAATTAACGAAAGGGAAGATTATTCTTCCCTTTTTTTTTAATTAACGGTACGGATATTTGGGTTAAACGACTCTTCATATAAAGTGTCTATTTGTTGTTCTTCGGTATTATAGGTATGGTCCAAAGTAACCGTTGAGGTGTTAAAATCAAATATGAATGCTCCATCAGACCCCTCATTAATTTCCCAACCACCAAAATTATTTTCAAGTTGTTGGTAACACCAATCTTCAATTCCTGATGGTACCGCGTCAGTCCCGGGGTTAAAATGATTTTCTACAAATCCCGAATCACCACCACCATTGTATTCTAATTTTAAGATACCATCAGATGGTACCTCAATAAGACGTAAATCTTCATCCATCCATTTATCAAATCTTTCCTTGTCATCAGCAGAATCATATTCAATCGAATGTGTATCGCCTCTACCGTAATAAAAAAGTTCATGACATACGTCAATTGTTTTATTCCTACCATCAATTCTAATAAGAATTCGTTGATAATTAATTGCATCTTCCTCGGTATTTAAATTATCTAAAGAATCAGCATATTTAATAACTTTTTTTAATATTGGATATAATCCTTCAGGGATATCAGCGCTATAGTTATTTGAAAAGTGAGTAATATACTGCCAATCAATATTTCCGGAGTTAATTTCAGTATCCTCGTATTCCATTTCAATTTCAATATACCCTTCCATCATACCCAACGATTGTAGGTATCTTGATGTTCTCATTAAGTATTGTTTTTCTTCTGATGTTAATATTCCTTTCATACTATTAAATATTAGTCTTCTATTTTTATTGTCCTCAACATCCACTGAGGTCGTTTATTTTCCAAAATATTGTTAATCCATTCTTTTGCTGATGGAACGTAATTATTACAATCTTCCTTAACATGTTGTTCTCCAACATATCGAGTGTAAACAATTTTTCCATCACTATTTTTGAATTCTGTACCAAATCGTTTTTCCATTTCAAAAATTCCTTCACTATGGTGTCTAAACATTCTATGTAATGAGTCTCCAATCCAACCTTTGGTCTCATCTAACCATTCATGTAAGTGAATATAATCTTCAGGAATTCCACCAAATTTTTTTGCGGAGCTTTTTGAATGTAAGTTGGGATGAGACATAATTGTTTATTTTAAATATTTAATTTTAATAATTCTTATAATCTACGTAATGTAGTCCCGTCTGGATTCGAACCAGAAATAGAAGATTAGAAATCTACTGTGATATCCCTTTCACTACGGAACCATATTGTAGTATTTATTATTTGGCTTGCCCCACCTGAGATTACGGTGGGTAAATTTATCTTCTATTTTCATATTGAAAATACGTGACGGTCTTACCCGCGCATAAAAGTCAAACATACTTGGTAGATTTGTTACGTCTATTATCCAAGAACCCCCTCTATAAAGTCGTGGAAGGTGACAACTATACCATTTATCAGTAACGGTACCAAAACTACTGAGTATCTCTTACTCATTTGTTGTTAAGTCATTTATTATAATAATATCTATCATATAAATATCTTTCATATTCTTCTGAGTTAATAAACTCTTCATAAATTTCTTGATGTATGTCTATGAAGTTTTCCATATTTTTTTTTTAACAAATATACAAACTTATTTCAAATAGTAACTTTTTTATTATAAAATTACTATTTATTATAAAAAAGTTTTATGAAAATAATGGTAACAGAACAACAATTAAGAGTTTTAAATAAATTTTTAATAACAGAAGGTGATATTGATTTTACTAAACCGTATATAGTTGTAACACCAGCAAAACTTGGGGAGAAAACAGTTCATATAAAAGGTTTTATTACTTTTTCAGTTGCTTCGTCTGAAATGGCGGTAAATGCCGTTACAACCGCAATAAATACAATATTAGGAGACCTTAAAAATAAAGGGTATTCAACAAAAGGTTTGAGTTTTTTAAATATATTTGGAGGAGCCAGCAATTATTTAAGTGGAGCAATGAAAGCCGATAGAATAATGACAAATGTTGAAGGATTTTTTAAGTCACTTAAGGTTGCCGAAAATAACCTACCAAGTTACCCTGGTGAAGCAAACAAAACAAAAAATTTGGGGTATGCTCAAGCAAGGTGTCAGGTTTTAAAAAACGCATTAATAAAAAATTTCCCTCCCACAGCAACTGCAGAGATAAGAGAACCAACTTCGTTTGTAATGGACACTGGAGGAGTTATTGATTCAAAAAGAGACTTAACCAAATATCCTGTTCCAGGTCAAATGGCGATGTTTGCCGCTACGGTTGATATACAACCTATAACTAGTATAAAGACATATAACGAAATAGGCTCAAATAATATTCAGACTGGGTCTTATTATTGTAATGGTAAAAACTCACTTGGGAGTGGTTCTGATGCCACTACTTATGAAGAACAATGTAGAAATCTAAGCCAATATCCGAAGATTACGGATGGAAAATGTATGTCAGGGTTTGAAATTAAATGGGCTGCAAATATGGTAGGTAATCCAGATGTAATTCCTATTATGAGATGGAATATTTTTTGGCAGGGGAGTGGTAATCTTTCTCCTTATAAGGTAACAAGAGTAATGTATAAAAATGAATGGTCCTCTATGGCAAAAATTCCTGAAGGTACGACAAGTATTCATGACCCAGCTTTAAAATATTTTATGGGACTTAAGGAAAATGACCCAAATGGTGGAACGGCTTGGAAAAAATTTTTTGTTAAACCATACGGAGTAGCCAAGTAATAACTTACAACAAAAAATTTTTAATTAAAATTTTATATAAGTTAAATTTACAAAATTAACAAATATAAAATATTTACCTGTTATTGATTTTTTAACGGAACATGAAATTAACCCACTGAACCCAAAAACATTTGTAAAATTACTCTCAATAGTTTTTTTATGCGGTGGAGAATTTAACCAAGATTTAACACTAATTGATGCAAACTCTTGATATGTTGATAATTTATAGTTTTCAAAAACATTAAGTATCTCAGCATACGAATTCATATCTAACATATCTAAAGTCAATTCCGAGACTTTATTTATAACACATATTTCTTTGTATATTTTTTCATTAATAACTTTGTTGGTTCTATCGTATTTTGGGTGAAAACCTAAATCAGATTTGGCATTAAGTAATGCATGTTTTGATGTAATTTCTTGATTAACTACTTTAGATTTTGACAATACACCAATACCAATATTTTTTCTATGTTCATTAATTTGTTTAATAATTTCAGATTCAAGAATATCGTAATTAATAACACCGTTTTCAATCTTTTGAGAGTACCCAAAAAAAGAAAAAATAAACACAATAAACACAATAATATAATTCATAACTTTTATTTTTAGATTGTTTGTTTAACAAAGATATGGTATTTAATTCAATTGGCAATGAAGATTATTCATTATTTTGCGGTCCCGACGGGATTCGAACCCGTATCTCGCACCGTGACAGGGTGGAATTGTAACCATTCAACCACGGGACCAAAAGTTTGTGAGACCCGCTCCTCACTCTGAACTTGTACTTTGTTCTATTAAGCGTTTATTTAGTAAAGTCAAGGTATGAACCCTTATCGTAGTAAAGCTTGGTTGGCTATAGTAGTCCCACCGGGAATCGAACCCGACTTTCCAGGATGAAAACCTGACGACCTAACCGATAGTCGATGGGACCAAAAATAAGGGTAGACACGGGCCTAGCTAGCCATCTTTCAGGAAAGGCCCTTACGAATATTCTACCCTTTTGTTGTTGCGGGAACAGGGTTCGAACCTGTAATCTAGGCTTATGAGACCTAGCGGATGACCAATTTCCACATCCCGCGATATGTAGTTAATATTGGACTCGAACCAATGACCTATTCCGTATCAGGGAATTGCTCTAACCAACTGAGCTAATTAACTATGTTTTTTTTGGGTAACTAATGGGAATTGAACCCATGGCACAAGGTACCACAAACCTTTGCTCTACCAACTGAGCTATAGTTACCATTTATTTGTGATTCATAGTTGACACACACTCTTGTCTCACCATCTTATGTCAACAGGTTAATGTACTTTACAAGTTTCCCGTTTCTTACTTCACACAATATTTTAATTTCAAAGAACTTTTTCTCCTTTCTTCTACAAAGATATGACATTTGGTTTAATCTGCCAAATAAACTTCAACATTATCATTTTTTAATGTCCATTTTCTGAATTTATCAAACATTCCGTTGGTGTAATTTGAGTCCAAAGAGTCGTTGATAAAATCAATTACCATTTCTTTTTGAGTATTTTCGTCTGTAATTTTGAGTTCTTTCATTCTATTAAGAACACCATCGGGTATGTTAATTGTTATTTCCATAAGACAAATCTAAGAACTTTATTTTAATCTGCCAAACAATTCATATAAATTATTTAAAAATAAAAAATTGGAATTAAATATGGATTTTAATGTTGTGGATATTTTCCTTTTTGAGGTAAAGTATATTTGTAGAAATATTGTCTAATATTTATACCTTTTGTATTTTCAAAATCTAAAAACTCGGTAATGTCTTCAGCTCCTAAATTTTTTAATTGACTCATTAACTTTGGGATTTGTGATTTAGCCCTACTATCGGAACCTTTACCCGCAGAGCCTCTAGTTGCTAACCCTACATAAGCCTTTCCATCCTTACTTGGCCCTATTTTAGCGTCCCATTTAACAGTATAATTAGATGAATCAACGTTAATCTTTAATTCATAAACATCAGGATTTATACCTTTTTTATAAAGTTCTTTTAATTTATCTTCAATTTTAGATAAAATTTTAGCGCCTTCACCATCAACTTTTCTTGTTTGAAAACTATGAAGAGCGTCTGCCTTGTTTTTAACCTTATCCGGTACTTTCCAAGTGTCAGACATTGTCACAACATTTCCTGAACTATTATTGATATTTTCTGTTGATTTTGTTTTTACAGTTTTGTTACAACCTAACCAATTTTTTATCTCACCATTTTTTAATTTTTCTAACTCACCTGTTGTTTCAGGTCCAACAATACCGTCAATTTTTATGTTAGTAAATGTTTGAAATTCTTTGACACATTTTTCTGTGGGTTCATTAAACGAGCCGGTTTTTTCTAATTTTAAAGTTCCTTGAATATCTTCTATTTTGTCATCGATATCCCCAAGTTTAAAATTACTTTCAGTAATCAATCCCATCATTGACTGTATTCTTGATATTTGTTCTTGTAGGTTCATTATTATAATAAATATAACAAATTATTACTTTTTAATTTTACTTTCACATTTTGAACAAAGTTCGTCACCATTTCCTTTAGTTAATGCACAATTGTCGGTAGTACAATGGTCAAGACCTGATAGGTGAGCGTATTCGTGTATTAAAGTTCTTTTTAAAGTTTTGGTACTAACTATGGCCGTAGTACCGTTAAATATTGAGCAACCTCTAATAGATGGGTATTTTTTATTTAATGTTAATTTTTCATTAGTGATGTAAAAAACTTTTTTATCTGAAATTTTCAAGTGGTCAATAGTTTTTTCACATTTAAGTCCATTTGAGTTGTAAAACTCATCATTTAAATCAATAGACCCGTCTATAGTACACTGTATATTGTAATACCCCTCAAGAATGTTTTCAGCTTTTACTAAATCAGATTGATTAAAATCTCCTAAACCTTTAATGTAAACCACATCGTCTACGTCATTAAAAATACCAATACTTATTTTGGGAAAATCCCAATTGTGGTTTTCTAAATATTTACAACCTTGTTTAGTTGCCTCAATTATTATGGCTCCCCATAAAACGTATAATAAAAATGTGTAAATCTTCATACTACAAATATATAATTAATTAATTTTAAATGCACTTTTTAGAGGTCTTTTTATTTTTATAGAATCCTCATAGTTACCAATCACAACACCATCTTTAATTGTAAAGGCGTGACCAGTAACCAACATAAAGAATGTCCCAACAGGGTTTTGTTTTGTAAACGTGCCTACAGTCATTTTACGGTTAACTTTTACTCCTTTTACCTTAACCTCATAGTCCAAAGTTTGTACTCCAAAATTGTTAATTTTACCAACACACTTAACTTTTTTGTAGTTTATTTGTGTTCTATTTTTTGCAAGTTCTTGCATTTTAAATGATGTACCATATGTTCCTTGTCGGTCTTTACGTCCAAATTTTTCTTTAACATATTTATGAGCGGTATCATAAGGTATCTCAAAACAAGATGCAAACGCTCTAACAACACAATCTCTATTTTCTTGTTTTGCGATTACAGAATCATCGTAATTTTTAATTGCCTTTGATGTAGATTCATATGGTAATATGTTTTTCATACCACAAAGATACTATAATAAGTTGACTTTGCAATAAATTTTTTTTATATTTTTTTTTTATTTATTAAAAAAACTAAACTTATAAAAACAAATAATTAAAAATGGAAGATTATATAACCCCCTCAGAACAAGAAGGTCAAGAACAAAGCAAACAAGACTTAATTAACGCATCGTTAATTTTTGCAAGAGCTTTAGGTCTTATTTTTAAAAACGATGAAGGTATTGTTGTTGATATTAATGAAGACGTTAAATTAGGTGATGAGGTTAAAAAAGTTATTGTATTTAAACAAAACAATCAAGTTCACATTTATAAGTGTGATGAAGATGTTCAAGAAGGTACTGCAGTTAATTTAGGACAACCTGAAGGTGAAGCTCCATCTGAA